ACTTCATCAAATCCTGTTCTTTCAATGATCTTTGTTTTGATATCTAACTGTTTCTTTTCCTTCTGTATCCTTCTGAGGAAAGCATAATGAATAATTTGAGTAAAGTATGCAAATGGGTTTCTAGACTTCTCTGGATCGAAATTATGAATGTATTGTACACAATTCTCTATACCATCAGAGATCATATCATCTCTAAACATATAGTTTACAAAGTTTGGTTTATATGATAGATGAGTAGCAATCTTTAGAAAACAAGAACCAAGATAATTGGTAATACGTGGTTTTGGTAAACCTTTTTCTTTTGCTTCAGCAACTTTTTCTCTATAGACAATGAGTGCTTCCAGCAACTCTTTATTGTTTACGTAATGTTCGGATTTCTTTTTCGGCATGACATTGCAGTTCCCGTCTAAGTAACTTTAACTATTATAACATATTTTCATTACTTGACAAGTTTATGAAATATCAGTAGAATACCTTTGTAAGGGTTGATGGGGAATAACTAGCCTTCTTTAATAGATTTATTATACATATCTTCAAGGTACTTACGGGCATCGTTAACGCTGGAAATGTATCCCATTTTTTCAGTCATATCAACTTTACCGTCATTTCTAAAAAATTCCATAGCATCATCTTGTTGATCTCTAAGGAATTTTTCATATACTATTTTAATTTTAGGATCATTAGTTTCTGACATAGCAATAATTTTATCATGATGAATAACAAAAACATCCTCATGAGATAATTCCATCCAAGGTTTTATCTTAATAAAATTTCCATTAGGATTATTCAACATTTTCATTACTACAGGATTATTAACAATAAGTACAGGCTGCTCATTAGTTTCATCAACACAAACATTTGCGAGGATTTCTTCTCCTGATATTAGTTTTATGTGTGCTAGAAACTCTTCGCCCATATTAATTCTTCAGTGGTATGTTTACTATATCATAATTAAAGTTCTCTTCATTATAAACTTTAATTCTTTCAATCAAATGATTTAACGTATAATTTTTTTTAGATTTGTAACTAATGTCATCAGCAATGTCATATAACGTTGCTTTGGTTTTGTTTTCTCCTTTTCGTAGGACTCTTCCAATTGACTGTAGATTCCTAATTCTAGATTTAGACGGAGAAGCAAAAATGACGTTATGAAGGTTTTTAATATTAATTCCTGTGGAGAAAGTTCCATATGATGCAATAATTATAGCGTTGTTTTCTCTTTCAGTAATTGCACGAACCTCCTCTCTACTTTTAGTATCAACTCCACCATGTACAAAAAATACTTGGCGATTTTCAATAACGTTATTATTATTTATTAAATTATATAACGGTTCGCCATGTCCCTCAACTCTAGCAAATAATATAAGTGTATTACCTTTTAGATCTAAAGCAAGATTTTTAATAAAGTTATTTCTACGGTTATGAGTAATAATATATTGAACTTCATCCTCAAATGTCTCAAATTTATTCGGTGGGTGTTTCAATAGAAGTACATTAATATCTAACGTCGCAACATGACCTTTCTTCATAAGCTCGTCTGTTTTAATAATTTTATAAGAAGGACCAAATAATCCTTCCAGTACCCACTTATGTGTTTGAGTTCCATCCAATGTTCCAGTAAATCCAAACCTATACTTGGCTTGGTGTAATTTTGTCATTATAGATATAAGTGATTTTGATTTAAACTGGTGTGCCTCATCCCCAATAACAACAGAGAATCTCTCAAAATACTTTCTGGGGAGTTTGTAGATTGATTGCCACGTAGTAATAATGACTTGAGAGTTTGTCTCTCTTTCTTTACCAGCGTATATCTTGTGACAAAATGAACCAACATCCCACCCATAGTCTGCAAAGTCTTTATACATTTGCTCTACAAGCGAAGTCGTCGGAACAACTATCAGAATACTTTTCTTTCTTTCAACGAAATATCTCACAATCGCATATATCATCAGCGACTTACCTGAAGCAGTTGGAGATATTAATAATTTTCTATTATGTCTTAGAGCGTCGTACACTCCCTCAATCTGGTAGTCTCTGGGAGAATGTTTGCAAATAGCATTCATATAGTCCTTAACACCCTGCATTGAAATCATTTTATTGATTTCAAATGGTAGACCAAAGTACTTATTATCTACAAACTCATAAGTATATTCATGATCTCTACAAAACTGAATTATCTTATCTAACAACCCAACATATATCTCTCCAGTCTGAATATTAAGGAGTCTTATTTTACCATCCCAAAATTTCTTTTTATATGCTGGTGAAAACTTTGCACCAGGAACCTCAAAGGTAAATTGATCTGCTAACTCATAATATACATGCGGTTCAGCATTTATCTGAAGATATACTTCATTCCTCTTTAATATTTTCAAATGAGACATGATCCATAGGTAAGTACCTATGAATATTTATTAAGGGTTGTCAAGCCCTATTCTTCTATTATTAAATTAAACCACTCTTCACTCATACCACGAATTATATTATCTGCTGATTCTTGATCTTCTGCATATCCTTCTTTAACCAAATACCCTGAGACCTTCTCATAGTTCTCATGTGCTTTTTGAGTTTCTCTTGGAGTAGGTTTCATTTTAATAATTAACTCTGCAATTATATTTAGTTAAATCCAGATTGGAACTTGTGCCATTCTATAGCATTTTTAATTTGGAATGTACGATTAGAAATCGTTTTTATTATTTCTTCTAAGAATTTTAAAGTAGCATCATAATATCTTATTTTAAGATCAATCTTAGTTAATCTATCATCTGCTTCTAGATGTCTTTGTATTGCATCCTTTTCCCTGACTTTATATGGGAATGGTTCTTCAGCATAAACTTCTGCTGATGCCTTTCCAGTATAATAGTTATACCTTTCCAATCTAACTTTACTATATTGCTCTCTTGCTTTTTCACGCAACAAAGTAATAGTATTATAGATCGTATAATACTTAGAGTGTAATTGGGGAATTTTTAATGATTCATCATGTAGATTATCAGGATCAATGGTTGCATCACGCTCCCACATCTCCTGAATTTTGTCAAGATTCATAAGGGTGTTCTATGATCAGATCCTACGATATTGTAGATAGTATACTTAAAAAACACTTCTGCTGTAAAGTACTCTACATCACTTAGTGTAGCATCAAAATCCAAAGATGACAAGGATATAGGAAAAAGATCCTTAAATTTAACGTTTGCTGTAGTTCTAAAATTTGAGTTTAATATTGCTAGATTACCATCACTCCATTGCTCTGCATAATCTTTTTGCCCCTCATCATCTAGAAGTTGTTTTCTGAATTGATCAGGAGTTTCTGGAAATCCAAGACCTGTTAACCAGTTATGAATTGCCATATAATTTTCCATGTTTTCATCAACAAGGAATCTTAATCCAAGTTCACCATAAGAAAGTCTATCACCAGGAACATCTACATTCTTTAAGTATGCAGGTTGAACTGCTGTACCCAAACTTATTTCTGGTATTCTTGCAGAATTACAGAAGAATGATACTTTAGGTTGTTTTGCTAATGTAAACTTAAAACCTATAGGAGATAGAAAGTTCCTGTTTTGTATTTGTTGTGCAAATGGTGTTGCCATTTATTAATTCCAGAGTTTATTTACTTTTGCTTCAAGGTCAAGAATTTTAGCATGATCAGATGAATCACTACCACCACCAGATGATTGAAGTCCCTTAACTGCATTCTCAAGAGCAGTAAGTCTATCATCAACTTTCTTTTGAGTTGCACCAGTAGGTTTTGGATGTGCTTGTGCTTCTAATGCTTGAAGTCTTGCTTCTACTTCAACATCATACTTAGACATCGCTGCTCCGCTTGCAGACTTTCCTGCTGTACCTTTTGCCATAATGACCTCAATATACTATATGCTTTATTTAGACAAAAAAAGAGACCCTTTCGGGTCTCTTGAAAAAATATGCAATATGGATTACATAAGGTTGTTAACTTTAACACGCTGGTAGTAGCGGTTGCTATTAGCAGTAAGAACACCAAGTCCTTGGGAAGTTCCCTGACTGAATGGGTTCTCAACCATGCCATAGCGAGTCTTAAAGCCGATTTTTGGCTGGAAGGTGTTTTCTCCGACTGCACGTACCATCTGTAGTGGAACGTAAGGGCAGTAGAATAATCCAGCATCATAAGGTGAAGAACCTTTGTATCCAACAACATAGTACTGAGAAGCAGCACTGTTTGCAGAATAAGGGTCAATGTATACCTTATACTTACCTTGAAGGACACCAGCAAATGTATTGCCTGTATCGTCTACGTTCAAGTTAGCGTTAAGAGCAGGAGTGTAATCTAGTACACCAGCCATAGTTAGGGCAGAAGCAACATCAGCAGATGTTAGAATCATGTTACCCTTTCCACGACGAGTTCTTTGGGCGATGCGGTTTGCATCTCTCTCGATCTGGAAGATTAGTCCCTTAAATTTCTCAACGGACCAACGACCATTACTGTCGGTGTCTAGGTCGAACGTACCAGCAGTTGTAACTGTACCAGTTGGAGCACCAGTTTCAGCAACCTTGTAGATAGTTCTGATAACTTCTCTGTTGATCTCGGCAAGGATTTCAGTAGAAAGAATGTTGGCAAGTTCTGCCTCTGCATTCAATCCGTGAATCGCCTTAAGATCCTGAGCGAGTTCTAATGAGTATTCAGCTTTTAGAGCACGGGATTTCGCTGTAACAGTTACTTTCTCGATGCTGAAAGCCATTTCGTTGAAGTTGTCACCAGAGGTGCCAAGATCTTCAGCGTCGTCGGTTCTCATTCCTGTACCGACGTTATAGCCATGCTGCGTAGAGTTGCTACTTGGGTTCAACGCACTAGGATTAGATCCTGCTTGTGCTGTTGTACCAATACCAGTTGCTTCACTAACGAAACCACTAGAAACGTCAAGACCTTCATTCTGTCCAGAGAATGCAGTATCTGCTTCGTTGAATAGTGCTTCATCGCCAGCCTGGTTGGTGTAGCGTGAACGCATTGCAAAGATTAGTCCAGTAGGACCATTCATTGGTTGAACACCAGCAAGGTCATATGCGACCAAGTTTGGCATTGAACGACGTATTAAACTGATAAGAACAGGGTCGAAACCTGCAGTTTTATTGTCTGTCTCTAGTGAAGAGAAACCTGGTTTCGCTGCTTGAGAGTTTGTGGCGTTTGTAGGTTGCTCAGATAGGAATTCTCTTTCTTCTCTGTTAGCAACTTCTTGGTTCTCCAGAAGTTGTGCTGTAACCATTCTACGGTGAGAATCTTTGATTGGATCAAGACCTTCGTAGTCTAGTAAAGGAGCCCACTTTTCTTGAAGAGCCACCTGATTTACGGGGGCTTGCATTTAAGTTTACCTTATAAAAGTTTAGTTTGAATTGATGATATAAAAATCATTTTTTGGCAGGGATAGCACGGTTCAGGGAATCAAGGTATCTCGCCATAGAACTGCTAACATTTGCAGGTGCATCTGCTACATTTCCTTCGGATAGATTCTCTGATGTGTCCCTTTGAACACCAGCATTACTTGGGAAATAAGATTCCTTAAGTGTTACTAGTTTCTCACGGTATGCTTCTTCACTTTCAAACTCAACATTTTCTGCAAGTTGTGTAAGTTTGTCCTTCTGAGTATCAGCTAATCCTTCGCATACATCTGCAAAGATTACATCAGCAGTAGACTCAGATAACCTCTTAGTTAGAGAGACATTCTTCTCAATCTGCTCATTGAGTTTATTTTCCATCTCATCAAGTTTTTCTACCATACTATTAAGTACATCATATTTTTCTTCAGGGATGTTTACATAATGTTCTTCAAATAGTGACTTCATACCTTCTAGGAAGGATTCAGTCATTTCTGTTTTAAGACCAGTTTCAGCTGCGAGTTTATTTTCCTCCAACCACTCATCAGCAACGTACTCTAAGTAAGAGTCTACACGGTCTTCTAATTCTTCTTTAATTGTCGATACTTCTTCTACGAGTTTTTCTTCGTATGAAGCTTTGACTTGCTCTGAAATCTCAGTAGCTTTTGCATTAATTGCAGCTTCAAAGATTGTTCTTGCTTTTTCAGTATTCTCTTCACTGAGTTCTAAACCAGCAACAAGAGCATTAATGTCCTCTTCGATGTTAACTTCAGCAACAACTTCTTCTTCAGTAGTCTCTTCTTCAGCAACTACTTCCTGTTCTGCTTCTGTTTCAACAGTCTCTTCTTCGGCAACAACTTCCTCTTCAGTCGTCTCTTCTTCAGATACAACTTGATCTTCAGGCTTTTCTTCTTCCTCTTTTACTCCTTTAGGAGCAGAGTCTCCTGCCTTAGCACCTTTGTTAACAACATCCTTAACCTGCTTAAGAGTAGAGCCAGGAGTTTTTAACTTAGCAGAATTATCATCTGTTTTATAATTCTGTGGTGTAGGGCCACCTAGATCTTCTACTGTAGGTGGTGTACCACCTGTAGATAACTTTTGCATTGGTTCCGCAGACTTTGCGCCTTTGGTCACCACATTTTCTACGATGTTTTCCATTTCTTGTAAATTGTTGCCAACGGACATTTGATTAGATTTGTGATAATCTGTATTTATTTATAGAACTTATAGATTTGAGAGAAAATCGTTGAATAGTTCCAACTTCCTTTCATCAAGTCTATTTTGATCAACAAGAGTATTAATTCTCTTCTGAGTTTTTTCAGCGAGCTGTTCACGAAGAGTTCCACCTTCCCAAACCCACTCTTTTCCTTCCATTATTCCATTAACAAACGCATCTGGAGCAGAAGGATCAGCGACAATATCAGCAGCAGTTGCTAACTGAAAATCTTCGCCAACATATTTAATACCAGTACGATCTTCTCTTAGTGATCCAACACCACGAGATGATACGCCAAGTGTTACACCTTCACCTATAAGTGAAGCTGCAATTTTTCCCATAGGGGTACTTAGTATTTGTGCTTTACCCTTAAAGTTATTTCCTTCTTGTTGAAGAGAAACAATTTTATGAGATACACGATCAAGGTTTACAGTTGGTCCATCAGGATGACCCAACTCACCAAGAGCACGACCTTTCTTAATAAAAGATTCTGAATAACGACCAACTTCACGGGATAAAGTATCTACTGGGTAGACTCTACCGTTACGGTTTTTGATACCACCTTGAAGGAATACACCTTCAATATACATTTTTCTGTTAGCACCTTTACCTTCAGTTATAAACTTAACGTTAGATACTTCTTCCGTAATCAGTTTCATTGTTCTTGTTCTGGTTCTTGATCTACTTCCTGTTCAGTTTCAGTTTCAGGCTCTGCGAATATAGATCCAGCAACATCAGGACGAATAGCTTCTATTTTTTCGGATGCTTTAGTGTATAAAACATCTTTAATTTGGTCGCTAATATCTGAAGCTTTTGAATCTTGAGCAATCAAATCGATAATATTATCCATAAATTTAGGGATTCCAATACAAAACAGTATACTTTATTTATATCTCGGCCAATTTGGTATCTTGAGCAAGTTGACCATTAGTAATTGCATCAGGTGCATCCATAGCACCTTCTGGTGGTAATGGTTCTCCAGTAATTGGATCAATTGCTGCTGGATCTGGTATAATTCCTTCCTCTATTTCTTTTGCAATTTGCTCATCAAGTTCTTCTATTTCTTGATCAGTTTGGCGAAGTACTTTCTTACGAACCCATTCTTGAGAATAATATTTACCAATATAAGGTTCTATAGTCGCAAGAGTACCTAATCTTTCATTCATTAATTCTGATTCTTTTAACTCAGCAAACTGATTATCATATAACCAATCAAATTGAATATGATCAGCCATACTATCCCAATCTTCAGGAGTAACGATATTTTTTAGAATTAATTGAGTTTTTAGCATGTCAACAAAGACATTTACAAATCTCTTTCTTAAACGTCCTACAAACTTAGCAAATTTAAGTTCATCTCTTAAAATTTCTGATGATCTACCTAAATTAAAACCACCGTCATTAGCAATTCTTGATTCTGGTACACCTAATGCTCTATAAAGTTTCTTTTGGAAATACTCGATATCAGCAAGTTCACCAAGATTTTGTCCACCAGGAAGTGTAGTAATTTCTGTTCCTCTACCACCTTCTCTACGTGGTAACCAAAAATCTTCCAACATACTCATGAATTTACGATCATCACGTACTTCACCAGTATTAGCATCATAAACTAACTTATTTCTATAGCGAGACATTACCTCTTTTAGGTACTGTTCTGCTTTTACCTTTGGAAGATTACCAACATCAATATAGAATATTCTTCTTTCTGGTGCTCTTGATAATCTATAAATTACAAGACTATCCTCAATCAT